TCATTCCAATCTGCTAAAGCAGTAGTTCTCCATCGTTGCCCATTCCAACCTAAGACATGCTTTTGCTTGTAGGCAGTTTGCATGTGACGAGGACTGATTATTCTACGAATACCTGCCGAAGTTGCTTTGCTTCGCACTTCATGGAAGAAGTTCACGATTTCATCGTCTTGAATCAGTTCACGCTCAAAGGCTCTATCATAGCCCCAATGGATGACTCCTCCGGCGAACCTATTTAAGGTTGATATGTCAAGGGTTTCATTGGCTATATAGCCACTTCTGCCGCTACCTTGACCAAGTGTATTTCCTGTTGCGAGAATCCATAAATCATCGGAACGATGAACAACTGACCCGTCGGGCATTCTCCAAGTATCCCCTGCTAAAGCAGCGTTGGCTGAAATCGCAGTTCCACCAACAAGACAGGGAAATTCGTCAAAGACGAGAACTCCGCCATCACGATAAACTTTGACTATGTCACTCATCCTATGGACTTCGACTTCTCCGCCATCCTTCGGATTGATTTGTGGAATCATTCCACCGACTATGTCGGAAGGCATCATTTCATTGTGACATGAGAGGATAACGAAGTTATCATCTTGATTCAAATTTTTGTTTGCGAATCCGCCATTTTCCTTCGGAAGGTGGAGTAGGGTTCTAAATATCTGCAAAGCAGCGAATGTTTTTCCACTACCTGCTGCACCACATGAGTAAGCATTGGCTCGGATTTTTGCTAAATCCAAAGCATGTTCAAAACATGGATGAGTCAAGCCAACCTCAAGGTCTCTTGAGTCCTCTCCGAGTGGCTTAACGACCAAAGGTCGGGGTAAGGACATGGCTGAAAGTTGCGAAGCAATCTCGGTTTGGACATGGTCTTGAACCATCCCTATAAGGGAAGGTGCAACTAAACTTGCTAATACATCTCCGGCTTCGCCGGAAGCCGGAGTAGGTATAGAAACCTTAACAGGTTTAGGTTTTGGTTTTGGAGTCTCCTTTGGAGGGGTCTCTTTCTTTGGTGTCTCCTTTGGAGTCTCACGAAGTTTCATCTTACCATCTTTTTGAGATGGTACATAGTTTCTGTCGTTATCTACGAAGTAGGCATCTTCAAACTTTTTCATGTTTGACATGTGAGATATTGCATAAGCAATATTTTGGCCGGACATTTTGTGGTCTTCGGGAAGTAGATGTTGATGAACATCTATACAGGAAGTATGAATCCAAGATTTATTGCGACTTTCAGTCGGCAAATTAACACACACAACTGCATGTTTAGGGGCTTTGCCCCTTATTTGATTACCACAAACTTTACAGTTTGCATCAAAATTTGCATTCTTCGTTTTTAGCCCAACTGCTCTTAGCAGTTTATTTGTTTGGTTTTGTTTGGTCATTCAATTCACTCTCCATTTGCTCGGATTTGAACCTCCGAGGGGGTATTCATATTAAAAGATTTTGAAATTTGCTTGGCAATATCACCGGAAAATTTGCTACCGAAGGTCTCAAAGCGAGTCATTACCTTTTCTACATCATCGTGCATGTGTAAAGCATCAAAGTTTTCCAAGTCTTCGACTTCTTGAGCCATCTCTAAGTCGTAAATGGCTAATAGCCACTCATCGGTTGAGTCTCCAAATTCAACAGTCTGTCCTACATAAGTATGCAGGTTAAAGTCTAAGTTTAACCCTTTATACTTAATATCTTTATTAGTATTAGTTATCATCACCTTACGGTGTGATAACAATACATAAAGATATAGTATAGGGTATATATCTCTAAAGAGATATACATTTCTGCGATTCTCAAATAAAGTATATTGATACTTTATTTTAGAATCCCTATGTATGCACATACAGGGAAATTCAGTCTGCGTTTTCATACTCCGTAGGAGTATGGTTTTTAGCAACAATAATATAGTCCTTCCTTTAAAAGGAAGCAGCGAGTAGCATGTGCCTGTGTGCGAGTCTATCGTTTTAAAAACAAGAGATATGAGTAAATTAGAGTAATTTACACATACTCTTGCGAAAGGGATATTCAAGGTGGAATCATACCTTTTGCGATTTTTTCGGCTTGATAGACTATTGAGAACGGCAGGAAATACCACTTTACTTTTCGCACCACTTGGATTTAAGGTTTCCCTAAACTTCCGTAGGAAGTCACATACGCCTCCGCATGTGCGAGGCTGATGATACATACCTCTAAATTCTCGTAGAGAATTAGTCCATTTTAGAGAATAAGAATTATGGAATCTTATTCTTAAAATCACATGAGGCACAGATACCTGCACATGCAGGTAGGCAAGCGAGCAGGTATGCGAGCATAGGTGCGTATGCAAGCGTAGGGGTAGGTAGGTATGCAAACCTACTTGAGCAGTTGTCTGTTTCTGTCTGTTCATCTAAAGGCTGCAAATCTTTTTTTGACGAAAACTTTCGGTTTTATCAAGAAAACTTTAACATTTTAGAGAAATCTAAGATAAATTAGATTTATCAAAAATTAGAAAGTTCAAGGTGAGCAGGTATGTGAGCCTACACCTGCACAGGTGCGTAGGCAGGTCTTAATTCTCGAAGAGAATTTCGCAAATCTAATGAATAAGAATTAGAGAATCTTATTCATAGATTCACACATACACATAGGCATGTGCGAGTGTGCATACACATACATGCCCACAGGCATACATACACACCCGCGAGGGTGTGCATACCTGCACATACCCACACCTACCCCCCCGTATGCGCTCACATACACCCCTGCGCGAGCATGTGCAAGCACATGCGAGAGTGTGCGAGCAAGCGCACATCCGTTTTTAGCGATTTTTCTAAAGAAAAATAGCAAAAAAAACTTAGGAAAATCTCCCCCTTTTTTAGAAAGAGGAATTGAGGAATCCTCTTTCTTAAACTTCGCATAGGTGTGCATACACACATACGCGAGCATACGCATACATGCACATGCGTATAATTTAGAATATAGATTCAGTAATCTATATTCTTAAATTTGCTTTTTTTAAAATAAAAAAAAGCCCGTAAGCCTAAATTGGCCTACGGGCTTAATTTATTCCGGTTTCAAACTTCGTTTGTTTTTCTAATACCTCCGATTTTCATTTGATTGCGATTTCAAAACTCCGTTTTGTTTTACCAATCCTCTTTGTCAAAGATTGCTTGGAGTTCCTCCAATTCATCATAAAATTCTTCTGCTATTTCATAGCAAAAATCGTCAAGTCTCCCAATGATTACATCATTTTCAAAAATCCAATGTTCTAAGTCCTCTTTGACTACTGCGTAGTCTTTGCCACTTAGTTTCCAATGGTAAACAGTTTCATTGATTTTGGCTATCATATAGCCAATCATTTCATCAAAATCACTTGACGAAGTCAATCGGCTAACTTCCATTACATCAAATGCAATTTGATGCTTTTCATCCCAATCTTTGATTGCTGAACCTAAGTAAAAACTTAGGTATTGAGCCTCATTAACGGAGTTAATCACTTCATCAAACCACTTATTGACATCGTCAATTGTTTGAATGTAGTCCGAAGGATTAGGTTCTAATCCTTCAAGAACGCCAAATACTTCATTTAGAGTATTTTCAATCAAATGATGTTCCGAAATTATCGAAGATAAACGGCCTTCAAGTCCTCTTGATGAACGAAGTTCATCAGTCAAACGGAGTTTGAGTTCCTTCGGTAGAACTGTAATTATTCTTCCGATGTAATCGGAAGTTTGAGGCTCTACATTTTTTGAATCAAAAAATTTCTTAATTTCATTTCGGGTTTTGTGAACTTTGTTCACATGAAGGTCAATGTCAGCAATCAACATTTTAGTAGTCCTTAATTTCCTCTCTTCGCAGTCTAATTGCCAACCACTAAGTTCGGTCTCCATTTCTTCATCAGTCAGCAAACAATCCGCATCGTCGGAGACTGCGTCTATTGTTCCAAATAATTCAAATCCAATGTCTCCGATTACATCGGAGTGGAAGCCATTTGTTTGATTGACTAAGTGGTTTTCAACCAAATCCCAATCAGCATCGAAGTTATAGAGCCATTCGGCTTCTATGAAAGATTCTCTTTCATTGTAGTAGGTTCTCTTTGGACTGCCAAAGGCAAATCTTAGAGAAACTTCGAGCGGAGTTTCATCTCCGATGGTTTCAATTTCAGCCCAAGACAAAGTCTCGGTGGTTGGTTCTTCTTTTTGTTTAGGTTTTATCATTTAATTTATCCCCCTTCACTTCGTTAAGGGGGTAAATAATGATTAAACCAAACAAGAATAATCCCCCTAAAGGGGGATGCCTTTTGCGAATTATGATAATCAATATCTTAATATTGATTATCTTAATTTAGAGATAATTTTTGGAGAGGAAAAACCGATAAACTCGCAGCGTACACATGGACTCCTTTTAAAGGAGTTAAGGTTTAGAGTTTTGCGATTTTTTACTCTCTACAAGTAGAGAGTAATTTTTTGGAGAAAGCCGACCTCTCATGCGCGAGATGTTTGGTTTCTCTTTCTGTAAATATAAGGATATTAGTTGTTCAACAATATCCTATATTTTAATGGAGAAGTTTTCGCCATCTTTGTAATTCTGTGGAATTACAACTCTAAAGTTCAAGTCTTATATTGTAGAATAGTCTTTTCGGATTAACAAGTTAATCCGTTTTCAGTATTAAGGTCAATAAGGCTTGGTATATCTTTGAATGCTTTTTTTGGTCTAAAGACCAACCATCACATTCAAAAAACAACCAAAAATTTCTTAGAAAAAGTTGCCCTTTATTTGGACAGGGGAAATAGTCTAAAGACTATTTCCCAAATTAAATAAAAAAAGGGGGGCAGTTCGATGAACTGCCCCCCAATTTCAATTTTCGACTTTGGCTTAAATCATTTTTTTGTCTCCGGTTTTTTTGTTCAATCATCGTTTTTTGTTGGTCTGGAACTGATTAACAGATATAGCCTTGATTTTCAGCACAGTTCAAACATAGAAGGTTCAAACTTCCATCATCAGCCATTGAAAGTAAAACACCATAGTTTTCACATGGTCTTTCAATTTCAATCATTATTTCACAGTTCCATTCAATACATTTTATTCGGTTATTCATATTTACTACCTTGTCAGTTCGGTCAAAATCGGTAGTTATTAGTTGTTTGTTGGGAAAACCCCAACAGAAAAACAATAGAAAAACGATAGACTGAGAGCCTAAAATGGTTAGATTAGGGCAACCTAAAAATTTTAGTTGCGATTCAAAAAATCGCCAAAAATCCGACTCCTAACGGAGTTAGGAGTCGCCAAGCACCTCAAAAAAATTTTTTATAATTTTTTGAAAATCTTAGAAAAAAGTCCTATATTTGCCACTTCTTCTTGCATTCCCTCTATTCCTTGAAAATTTAGAGTTAGAAGTAGTCGGTTTTCCCCAATTTGACATATTTACTGATGCCGAAGCGACAGGTAATGGGGAGTTTTCTGTTGTTTTGTATTGGTCTATGGCGTGTGCAAGTGCCATTACGGTGTCATTGTGCTTGCCTTTGTCCACTATTACGCCACTTTTCCAAGTATGCGATTCTAACTCTTGGAGGACAATATTCATCAATTTTCGTGTCTCATCGTTGCCGTATGGGATGATTATTTTGCCTTGTTCAAACCATGAACGGAGTCTTGTCAATAGACCCTGCTTGAGAGTTCTGTTTGATACCTTTGACATATTTACATCTAAGGTAATTCCTCTTTGATTTATGATTGCTTTATACAGATGTTGAAAACCTGCACTCTCAAAAGCGAACTTAGGTCTCTCGTAAGCCTTGTCATACTCTTGTATAACATCAACTTGTTTATCGGGAGGGAAGTCATTACGCCTCCATAGATTTGCGATATGAATATTACCGTCTTCATCCTTTCGCAAAATACACATTACCGAATAGTCTTGACCTATACCATGTGAAGGGTCAAAACCTATAACATACTCTCCATCATATATCTTATGAGTCTGTAATGTGGAAGACATATCTAAGTTCTTACGAGTGATTATCTGTGGATATACTGCTGAATCATCATCAACAACCTTACATAGATACTCTTGAGCAAATGCTAATTCACCTATTGCCTTTTTCTGCTCTAACAGAAACTCAAACGGCCTTTCACTTTCCCACAGACAAATAGGTTTTGTCTCATCGGGATTTATTCTCCACTCATCATAATTGATAATTGCGCCTTTACGCCAAGATTCCCAAGCCTCATTCTCTAACATCTCGGTGTGATACAAGTCATTCATTGACATAGGAGTTCCTACACAGTAAATCGAAGTTCCGGGCGATAACATGGGAGTAAGTTTCTTTCTAAACCATTGTTGATACATCTCATAGGACATATCATTTTGGTCGTCAAGTATATCATCAAGTGCTATTGCTGCGGGATGTTCACCACGAATACCCGAACCAACCGATGTTGCCTTAATCCATGCACCATTTGTTAGACGAAGTTCAAATCTATTACCCTTTTTATCATCAATCAACCTACTAAGTTCCGGATGCCTCTTCATGTCTTGTCTTATTTCATCAAGACGATTCATAGCCAAATCTTTGTTAGCAGAAAAAAGCCATATTGTAAAGGGTTTTTCACGCCATCTTTCAAATATCAATTGATGTAGCACTTTTACACGAAGAGTAGTAGATTTACTGTGGTCTCTTGGTGCAATAACACATACACGATGAACTTGTTTATTTTGTCTATCGCCATAGAGATTTAACCATTCGCCTATATGGTCGCCCCATTTGTAGCCAAGCCACTCATAGAAGTGTTTAATATCATAACGACTTCTCTCCATGTGGAAAGCAGTCATTATTCTTTTCATATTATTCCTCTTCCTTAGTATCTATGAATAGGGGAATACCGCACCATTCAGCAAGGCAACCGCATAATCTTTCAATTTCTCTTCTACTTAAAGTAACGCCTACAATAAATTGGTCTGTAAAAAGATTTACTGCAACATAATTATCTTCTATTTCAGTAAAGCGTAGTTCTCTATCATTCGATGCCCAAATTTTCATCATACTCATCT